GATCCGAAGCGGTTCGGATCGGCCCACAGATAGCGAAGCGTCGCTTCCCACCCTGCCGAGTGATGGATTGTGACGAATCTCACAGGAGTTCCAGATCGTCCGCCAGAATAATTGCTGGCGTTAGCCTGGAGGAATTTTGCGATTGATAACTTCATGGAGCACCTCCCTCTCTACTATCATTATATGCCACTATTGCATATTTGATTCAGTCACAGTGAAGTCCTGGCTATAGACATAATCTGTGATGGTCCTGATCGGATTGACCTGGAATTCCAGCTTGAATTCGATTGTGTATTCACCTGGAGGAGTATCGATCGGAATCAGGACCGCAGGAGGAGTGAAGGTATAACATCCAGCAGGAGCTTGAGATGTATTGCCGCCGAGCGGAATGTATAGCTCACGATTTGATTTGCTGATAAGTCTTCGAGTGACTGTGGCCGTCGCATCTGTGTATCGACACTGCTCGACCTCATATGAGACAACAGTGCCAGCCGCCACAGGCTGATTCGTGATCTTGATCGGCTCTCGGACCTCGACTGTCTTGTATGGCCAGAGAGTCAAAAAAAGAGCGATGATCACTGCGATAGTTGAGATCGCAAGCAATGGAATGGTTATTCGATACACCCACACATTGAATTTCGGCACTCTTGTTGTGTCCACAATTACGCTCCCTGTCTCAATACTAGCGTGAGAAGTGCTCCGAGCACAGTGAGAAGGATCACACCGACCGCACCATACACGATACGCTCCAGCATCTTGATCCGAGCGACCAGAGCAGCAAGATCTGCTTTTGTAGCGTATCCTTTGTCCAGTGTCTCTTTGACATCTTCGACTTCTTTTTTCACTTGACCGACCACGACAGCGATGACTGCGAGTGCAGTTTTTGTGTCAGTTTTGCCGTCAGCGACTCGCTTGAGTTGTTCATCTTCCATCATTCTCATTATAAAATGCTCACGCTATCTTCATAGCCCTCTCTGGAGGCTGTTCTCTGTCTTCTTTTGGAATGTGATTGCCGCACAAGTGGCACTGAAATGCAGATCCTCCGACCAGTCCGCAGTAGAAGCAGGCTCGGCATCGATAGCATGTGGCCCTGTAGTATCGCTGCACAGCGTCGCATCTCGGACACTCAAGCGTCGAGCAGATCTTCAATGAGACATTCTGCGGCAGCTTGACTTCAGGCTGCTCAATGTCTCTCGGCTTTTTTCGCATCTTCGACTGGCTCTTTTTGCCGAGTCGTGGCACGATCACCGAATTCCGACTGTAGTGAATAGGCCGTCTATTTTCCATAATTCTACTGTTCCCACGTTCAAATAATTTGGATTGTTTGAGTCAAGAGCATCTGGCAGCTTCACCTCGACCATCGTGAAGCCTTCATCATCTGCTGGATCGAAGCCACCCTCCTCATATGCCACATTGTCTTTTTTGAGCAGATGAGTCAGATCAATACTGACATCCACCCTTCGATTTGCATCGGCCTGGATGTTCAGCTCTTGCCGTCTCTGATAGTTTGCCTCCTGGCTGATCAGCAGCGGAATCTCATCCACAATGCCGATTGATTCTATTTTGCGATTCGCTGCTGCTACACCAGAAGCAAATTGCATCACAAAATGACAATACAGTCTCTCGATCCTGAGAGCGTCCTTCGGCGGCAGCATGTAGAGCATGGCCCTGTATCCACAGAAGCCAGCGTCACTCATTGCAATAGTCCTGAGCGAGTATGTGTATGGCTGGAGATGATTCTGCTGGCCCATATTATTGCCTCACGTCAAAGTTATGTTGCACGACTCTCAGATATTGTACATTGTCGATGTAGATCTGATCTGACACGAAGAGCGGATCGGTCCATACAATATGCACCCATATCTTGTCATCCCAGTTCGGATCTGTCGGCTGCGGCAGCTTACTGCCTGGCACAAATATGTCGAATGGAGGAGTCAAGTTGTCCTGGAGAAGATTCTCGGCAATCACTTCAGCATCAGTCAGCGTGTTGTCAGCATCGAATCCGAGATACCAGTCTTGCGGCCCACCAGTGGCACTATGATCACAGAAGCCAGCAGGACCGCCGTCTTGATAGAGTACAATTCCGAAGAATTCTGGATTTCGCAGCAGTAGATCACGATTGCGGACCAGATATGGATTCACATCGATAGCAAAGCTGACATGAGTATTGTTCTGGACTTGCACACAGTCACCACCACCAGCACCGCCACAGTACCGATAATATGCCCAGTCCTTCTTCTGGAGTGATCGTGGATATCCTTGATCTTGTGGAGCTTGTTTTCCCATTATGAGAGCCCCATCTGCATTGTGCAATTCACTTCAAATTTCGTGAAGGTGTATCCGCTGCCCTTGCTCGGAGCTTGATCAAAGCAGAGCAGGACCACAAATGCATCATCTTTGTATTCAGAATCGCCATTCTGATACAGGCCAGGCTTCAAGTTGAGTCTCGGCAAGAAGAGCTCACCAGCAGGAGCAATGTCATATGGAGTGTCACGTCCAGTGATCTTCCTGTGGCTTGCAGTGATAAAGTCTTCGGAATAACTCGTCTGAGTAGTATATCTGCTCGAATATGTGCCGATAGCAATGCGGAATTTTCTTGCTCCTTCAGCAGAAGCCAGTGTGAATCTGAGCGTCAGGTTCGCTTCTATGATGTCACCATATTCAGGCTGAAGCACTCTGATCGGATTGACTTCAGCGATTGTGCCAGATCCGAAGTATGATGACGGAATCAAATTGACCAGATCTCCGACATTGTTTGCTGAAGATATGTCCTCGTCAGAATTCTGGCTGCGATTATATCCCCATACATTTGCATAGTATGGAATTGCTGTCTTGCGAAGTGCTTGATCCTGAGAGCCCATGTGCGGCCCTCCTATGTCCTACAGAGCAAGAATCCAGCGAACCAGCTATCAGATGTGTTGCCGCCAGTCAGACTGTTGTTGTTGCTAATGTCCACGCCGAATTCGACATATTGTGAGGCCGTAAGCTGCACAAGAAATGTACCGCCCACACCAAGAGATCCAGTTCCAGCGGCCCTTATAAGATTATGGGACAGTGATACAAATCCATCTACCATAAGACTACATCGCATATAACCTCCGTCAGTCGTGCCGTTGATTCTTGATCTACCCATAAATACATAGAATCCATTCACTGGCACAGTGTAGCGGCCCTTATTTGTTGTGACATCAAGATTGTTGTTTGTGTCAAAATTTTCAGTATCTACAGCAAGCGGAGTTACAGTGCTAGCCGTCACTGCTTGTGAAGCGGCATTCATATAAGCACTGAATTTGTATGGATTGCTGTCGGTAGTTAGATTGCTTCTGTCGAATCCAGATATGTGCCTAGCTATAATCGCATCATCGGCAATACCAGTACCATCATTGAAGCTGGCATCGTTGGCCCATAAAAGATTCCATTTTGCGGTTGTTGGCTGTTCGTCAGCGACGAATGATCCTGCTGTGTAGCTCATTATTTGATCCTCTCTACTTGAAATGTTTCAAAATGTTTGACGTTGCCGACTCTGCGGAAGTCTGGCTTGACCTTCTTCTCTTTGATTTGCTCACGAATGCGATGCTTCTCAAATGGATTCAGTGTGACTTGTGTCGGACCGACAGGCACTGTGCCTCTCTCTACTTCAGCGATCCGAGTATCATTCATGCACCTGATCTGCTCAGGCACTCTCAGCACTGGCGGCCGATATACAGGCTCGGCAGATTTCTTCTTCTTTGCAGCGGCCATGTCCTTCTTGAATTCCTTCTCGTATTTTGCAAGATCATCTTCGTGAGCCTTGAGAGCTGCTGGATATGCTGGATTCGGAATCAAAGCACCACACTGATACCCCATCATTCGCTCGCCGTCTGGAGTTTCATCAAGCCTGATTCTATGAGATAGCAGATTCTGTCCGATTGGAATCACAAATTTGCCGAGTTCATTCGGCTGCATTCCCATTCCATCGCCACCTGAGCACTCAAATGCGAGATGTGATCCACACTGTGAACAGGACACCAGCTCCACACTGGAGAATCGTGCTTTGTAGAATTCGAGCATCTGCTCTGCGTCTGTTTCCTGTGTCTCACTTGATAGAATCATGCCTTCTCCTCTGTTTTCATTATAGCTTGAATGTTATGGAGCAATAGAGTCAGTGCCGCCGATCTTCGACTGATTGATTGTGAAATAGCTCTTGATGGTCCGCTCTTCGACCTCCAGGACCTGAGAATATAGGCCACCACGATCGATGACGTTTGTGATTCCTGTGATGTAGACATTCTTCACCTCGTCAGTGTCATTGATCAGCAGCAGGCCAGCATCACCGATCTGAAGTGCAGGATCGCTCTGGACCGCCACAGGGCACAAGTATCGCTTGCCAGGTGATTTGTATTCATTGACAAGTGTATATGCCAGAGAGTGAGCTGTGGACTCATCCTGGATCAGATCATTCTCGATCACTAGCGGCTCACCATTATTGCTCGGATTGCGGCCGAAGTTGTCAATCGATGTCTGATCTTCATATCGCTCCTCGATGACCTGAGTCACCTTCGCAGGAGTCGCATATATGGCAAGCTGAGGCAGGAAGAGCTTGCTTGTGAAGTTATTGCGGAAGCCGAGCTTGAGCGTTTTGCCGAAGCTGTATGATTCAATCAGATCAATTTCATTATTGCGAGCCAGGCCAGATCCATCACTGAATTCGTTTGTCGAGTAGAAGCTCTGAGATCCGCTGGCTGTGGTGATATATTTCGGAATACTGACCGAAGTTGTCGGCAGATCACCGAAGTCATCTGTAAAGTCGATGAAGAGCTCAGTGTCTTCTCCTGCTGCAAGTTCAATCGGATTCGTGTTCTCCCATATTTTTTGCCGAGCCTGGACCGCTCGTGGCTTTGCTTTGACGATCACATCATTGATCACTGGAGTATTCTGCCACTGGATGTCCTGGATCTTGCTGTAGCTGAGCTGGAATCGAGCAATGCCAGAGGCTGTCAGGAAGTGCTGTCTGTTCCAGAAGCGGATGATACCTGTCTCATCGACGAACATCAGTGCCTGCTCTGCTTCAGTACCCTTCTTGAAGATCTCTCCCCATGTGCGATTGTATGTGGCCAGATAGCCGATATTCTGCTGCAATGTCTTATCAATCACATACTGGCTAGAGGTGAAGCCCATCTCAGCCATGCCTGAAGCGACAATGTTATGGAATGGAGCATTGACGAATGCACCGCTGATCGTGGATTTGTAGCCATTGATGAAGTCGAATGCATCGAAGGAATGGAATTGAGCAGTTCTGTTGTTCAAAGAGATATTCGGCTGAGAGGTGAAGCCTGTGAAGAGCTTCATGTACTCCTCCTCAATACCGACACTGATCTTGATCGGCCGATTTGGAAGAATTCCTGAGCCGATCGTCGTGTCATAATTTGGCAGGAATTTTTTGCTCGTATTGTCGAGCTCGACATCAGCTTGAGCCATGATCACACCATATGGATACTGACCGATGTTTTTCTGGACCGATATGCTCTTCACGAATGGAGACACATCGTCATATTGATACTTGTCGAAGAATGTCACAAAGTCACCACCGCCTTTGATGATGTCACCACCGCCGATCGTGCTTTGATTGATCGTGAAAAATTTCACACCTGAATTCGTGGTCCGAAGCCAGGCCACCAGTACGCCATAGCCGACACGACGCTTGCCCTGTGCGGTTTTGTTGCCCCATTCGTCAGATACAGTCTGCATGACTAAAACTCCCGAATACGGACCTTGTATGTGGCCAGATTTGATGCTCCTGGTGAGTATTCGCCTGCCTCATCAGGGAATGGCAGTCCTGAGAATGTCAGTGTGCCGAATTTTCCTGATGATGGATTGTGATAGTTCACACCTGATCCAGAGACAAAAAGAGCGTCGATTGCCTGGTAGTCGCTCGAATCAAGATTCTCAAATGTCATCTCGACATTGTATTTGAAGCCATTCGGATTGCCTGGAGTGATCACTCGATTCCGTTGAATGCCGCCATCGATGGCCTCCTGAGTGCTCTCCTGATATTCTCTCCATTCTCGAAGTCGTGAAGGCATTCGAGCCAGCTCACCAGAGTTGATTGTGATCGGATTCAGTTCTGGCATTATTGTACCCTCGCTCCTATGTTTTCAAGATTGATTCCGTTGCTCTTTGCGATCCTCATGAATTCTACCCACATCCGCTCAGCGACCTCTCGATATTCTGTCGGCATGCCTGCGAACATTCCGACCTGTAGTGTCGGATTGAAATTGAGAGTTGTGCCGCCTCCACCAGATTGATTCATAAGATTTTGCGTCCGAGCAGCAGATACTACATCAGTACCTGGAGGCAGATTCGCAAGGATCTCACCTTTGTGCACATAAGCCAGTCCACCTTCGAAGTTTTCGACACCCTTCTGGAATGTCGGAATTTTCGGCATATCGAAGCCCTTGCCACCGATACCAGGCACCCAGTCAGGAGCTTTGAATGATAATTGTCCGACAGTGTTATTCCAGAGATTTGCGATCGCATTGAAGGCCGCCTTGAATGGAGCTGTCAGCTTTTGCTGCACATTGCTCATGCCAGAGCCGATTGAGCTTCCGATGCGGCCGAACCAGCCGACAAGATTCTTCACCCACTGGATGACATTGCTGATCCAGTTGATGATGTTTGACAGCCAGGAGATACCGAGCTGCAAGCCTTTGACGAATATCATGATCTGAGCAAATACCACTGCTCCGAGAATTGTGCCGAGTACCTTGAGCACTGGAATCAGGATCGGACTGATTTGATCCCATAGTCTCTTGAGTGCAGGAATCAGCCGTTCTCCGAGAGCACTGAAGACACTCATGATTGCTGGCTGCAAGTGATCTCTCCAGAGCATCATCATGACTTCGATCACTGGCCGCACCTTGTCGAATACAGCCTGGACACCACCCATTCGATCGATGATCAGCTTCGCAGCAAAGCCGATGGCCGCACCAGCCGCAATGAATGGAAGCAATGGAGCGACTGCGGCCCATGCTGCGGCCGCCATTGCGACGAATGCAGGCACAAGCCCTCCGACGATTGCACCGATAATCACAGGGAAGTATGGCTGGAGTGTCTTGAATCCATTTGCCAGCGTGTCAGGCAATGCTTCAAGTATAGGCAGGACCGCTTCAGCAGCACCCTTCACTCGATCGAAGAATCCACCTTCTATGATTTCACCAGTATCAGTCAGGCCGACCATTTTTCGCATAGTCTGACCGATGGAGTCCTGAATATTACTCATGACACCAGAGAATGTCTTCGATTGTTTGTCCATCATGCCACCGAATTTTGATCCTTCACCTGTCATATTCATGATGGCCTGCTCGACTTCTTTGAAGCCGATCTTGCCTTGCGACACAAGCTCTTTGATCTCTTCTTGTGGCTTACCCATAACCTTTGCGAGCTCAGAGATCAGTGGCACACCAGCATTCGTGAATTGCAGCAGATCCTGGCCCATAAGCCGTCCAGCGATGCGGACTTGGCCGAATACGTTTGTCAGTTGTCCGACAGGCACACCGACACCAGAAGCGATGTCTCCGAGCCGTCTCATTGTTGGCAGGAGCTCTTCTTGAGCGAATCCGAAGGCCAGAAGCTGCTTTGTACCAGCGACCACTTCAGGCAGCTCGAATGGAGTTGTCTTTGCGAATTCAGAGATCTCTCCCATAAGATTGCGAGCCTTCTCAGCAGATCCGAGCATCGTCTCGAATGCGACACGATACTGCTCGAATTGTCCAGCCGAGCCGATAGCTTTTGCACCGAGAATGCCGACAGCAGCACCAGCAGCCGTCAGAGCTCCGAGCAATGCAAAAGATCCAGTCTTCGCTCTATCAAGCGAGTCAGAGAAGCCGCCAGTCGTTTTTGTGGACTTGCCGAGTGCCTTCTCAAAGCCAGATGCATCTCCGTTGATTCTGACCAGTAGATCTCTTGTATTTGCCATATTACCTCTTGCTCTTCATTTCGGCTTCCATCTTCTGCTGCTCCATGCGTTCGAATTGTGCCTCTATTCTCATTATATCTAGGAATTGCAGTATCCTATTGCGTGGCTGTTCATCGAGATCGCTCGGAAGCCATCCGAATTTCTTGCAAAGCATGTACTCAAGATATGGTCCAGGCACTACTGCCTTGCCGCTCGAATCAGAGAAGTATGAGATCAGATCTTGAGTCAGTTTTTTTTTGCTTCGACGGCCTCCACCTGATCGCCGCCAGCTTCTTTGACAAGGAAGATTGCATCAGCAGGCTCAAGCCTGTCGATCCATTCTTCTGTGATCGGAGCTTTTTCACCCTTCTCATCATCGAGATTCCAGTCTTTGATCAATAGTCGAAGCAGTTTGTCTGCTGACATGACCATATCGACATTGCCTTCGCCGTCTACTGACAGCGAGTGCTTTGAGACACCCCATTTGATGTCTCCTGAGATCTCCACCCAGTATTTGTCATTTGATGGAAGTTTGACCTTCCGAGTACCTTTTTCGGCTTGAAAATAGCTCATTGCACCTCCTTATTGTTTAGTATGCCGATGTTGTATTTCGCAGGACCGCATCCACACTCTTGCTGTTTGCGTTGTCGTAGTCGCAGCGAACAGTGAATTTCTCCGCATAGAAGTCAGCAAGCCCTGTCTCAAGCTCAAAGCCTTCATAATGCGTCCGATACAGCCTGAATTCCAGATCCTCGACGTATCCTCCACCGATACCGACACCAGCCATGCGGAATGATGCGGCACTCTTCGTCAAATTATAGAAGCGATCACGCTGAGATGTACCTTCAAAGTACAGTGTGCCTTCGGCCATTGCTTCAAATTCACCATGATCGATTGTGTCAGGCTCATTGCTGCCATGACGGAAGTTTGTCACAGTGTTGTTTTCGATTGTGAATTTCATGTCGTGAGGCTTCAAGTTTGCAGCAGATCCTGCGGCAGCCACTGAAGCACCGAAGCTGAATTCTGCATCAGCAAAGCTGAAGACAGATCCTGAAGCAGTCGTGAGGCTTCCTGAAGTGGTAGTGATAGGGAATTTGCCGAGCAGATTCGCCTTCACGTCCACAAGTGCATCAGCGACGCTGAATTCAAGCGTCTTGACGGCCACATTGCGATAGTATTGCTTATCAATAGATCCACGAGCCTGAGTGATTGTCATTGTTTGTGGAGTGTTGCTGTTGTTTCGAGTGACTGTGTGATCATAGACAGATCCTGCGACGTTGCTCGGACTGTTTGATCCGAGAGCAGCGACAAGGAAGTATCCGACATTTGTTGCATCACAGTTGATTCCGATAGTACCTTCGGACCATTTCTTGCCTTCTACAGCATCAAAAGTCTTCTCTCTGACACCATATGCGGCCTCATTTGGAATCGGCTCGTGCTTTGCTTCAAGCGTGTTCTCGGTAAATGGCACATATGCATCGATAGTCTCAGGATCGCCAGGTGTTGATTCCAGTGCGACTCCGATGTATCCTTTGCGTCCGATTTCTAGTGACATGATATTTCTCCTCTATTCGTATTATATTTGAAATTCCGCTATTGAATAACTACACAGGACAAAATTATCTCTGCCATGCGAGTGTTTGAATTCTCTCCTTGAATGAATTGCCACACCGACGGAATCGGCCGAGCAAAGCCCCTGCCTTGCAGTGTGGTGTTCAGGTATATGTCTGCATCAAAAATACTGATCAGATCATCGACCAGTGTTCGCATGATCCGCTCTGATTGCTCTTCATCCTGGTCCAGTCGCTCCTGATAGACACGAATTGCGAAGTTATATGATCGCTGATTCCGCTGAGTATCAGCAAAAAATGTCTCCTGATTCTCGTATGGAGTGACAGTGATTGTCGGATACCCTTCCATCTGGCTCTTCGCATAATCATAGACAAAGCTCGATTTCACTTCGTTTGATGTTTTTATCATTGCCACGATTGCGGCAGATAAGTCATTCCACATTTCTATCCCCTCCCTGCGAGAGCTTTGACGAGCCTGTCGGCCACTTTGTCAAATTGTTGCTTGATATACGTCTGAGAAGCATTCCATCCAGGCTCGAAGAATGGCTGAGCCTTTGTGCCTCGCTTCTCGATCGTCTTGATGATCGGCCAGAGAGCATTGCCTGGAATACCCTTCTTCTTCATCCACCTCTGTATTGACGTTGCTGGAGGAGTGTGCGGCTTTGTGCCATATTCCACATCTGGACCATGCTTTGCCTGGACCTCGATTTCACCGATCGGATAATTGATCTCTGTCAGCACAGATCGCTGCAAAGTACCGAATGCATGCGGAGCTCTGGTCCGAATATTACGCTGACCATGAGCTGTCGAATTACGAAGAGCACCCATCACAAGCGGCTTTGCATCACCACCAGCATCCTTGAAGTCACGAATCAGATCATTCAGGCCGACGATTTCGATATTTGCTGCACTCATCGCTCCTCCTTCGTGGCTATGAGCTCATAATGGCTCGGCAGAATGGTGTTTTCGTGTGCCATGCGGCCTCTGATCAAATATTGCTGCTCTGTGCCGCTCACAGTGATTCTCATGCCTTCCACGACACCAGAAGCGGCTGTGAAGACATCAAATGTCTTGCCGAAGACTCCATCCACCAGGACAGTCCGCTCAGCGTTGGCTGGCTGAATATTGCAGCGAATGGCAGCCGTTGCAATGCCGCCTGGACCTTCAAAGCCTGAGAATGTCGTGAATTGATTCTTGTCGTTGTCAGAGGAGTCCTTCTCCAGCCTTGAGACGAATGCGATTTTGTCGAGCACTGGAGGCATACTAGATCACCCTTCTGACATAACTTCCCTGATCAAGAATTGCTTTTGCTTCAGCGACGTTTTTGTCCATTGAATCTTTGCCTGATCCGAAGCTCATTGAGACAGCACCCTGACTGAATGAATTTGCACCTGTCGCATTGAGTCGCTTATTGACCAGCGATCGGACCATCAGTGTTGTTGCCTCCTTTAGATCGACTGGAATATCAGCGATGTCAGTGGCATATCCGCCAGTGTAGTCAATCTCATAGAAGAGATCTGCACTCTCTAAGGAGATGAGGCCCTTGCCATGAGCAATCAAGAAATTGCTCGGATAGATCAGATATGTGCCTGGATCTGGAATGAAGAAGATCGGAGATGCCGATCCATTGAGCAATTCAAGCTCCTGCTCCACATCGACTTGCACGAGACGGATTGAAGACACGTCAGCAGCCACGACAGGCCGCCTGCGGAATGAAATGATCAGTTCACCTTGAGGATTGATCAGAGCACGATCACGCTCGCTCTCGACAGATACTTTGAAGAATCCCTTGACGTTGCAATATTCCTGGATTCTTTTTGAAGCACGAGAGATCATTCCTGATATTGTTGCCGCAGAAAACTGAGACAGATCAAGATCAGGAGCGAAGTCTTCGAGTTCTTGTTGTGTGATCAAATTCTCTGACATTGCTCATCCTCTCTCTGTTTTCATTATAGCTCAGAGTTCGGCCCTCCATAGATTGAAGGGCCGCAGCTCTATGCTACAGATCAGGATGTAGCTAGTCCGCCGATTTTGTACTGATATGGCTCACCGATCACCTTCAGCACTGTAGTTTCGTAGACACGAGACTGAATGCTGTGGTTGCTCGTAGGCACATCATAGATACTCATCGCTTCGAGATCTTCCATCTCGATCCAGTTTTCACCAGCAGCACTTCTTACGCTGAGCAAGAAGGCCCATGATGCTGAATATCGAGAAGTCACGACCTTGATCAAGTTTCCAGTGTTGCCATCGACGATGTTTGCAAGGTGTTGCCCACCAGTTGCATTCCCCTGATTGTCGATCACAATTCGCTGGATGCTGCCAGATGATTCAAGCTGATCGCTCAAAGCACGATTCTGACGTGGATTCAGGATCAAGTGAGACACTAGATCTGCACCATTGTTGAACAATGTTTGTGCATAGCTGCTCACGCCTGAAGTTGTCAAAAGTCCAGCAGTTCCTGAGTTTGTGGTGATCAATTTGCTGAAGCCTGAATACTCAGTGCTGTAGAGATCTGCATCTCCAGTCAAAGTCATGACTTCTTCGCCGAGTAGTACCTCAGTTGTCTTGATCAGCTCTTCACGAGCACGAACATCTTCAAGATTGCTGCCACGATTGGCTGCAATTTGCTGACGGCCGATCTCCACGTCTCTACCCAAGTTCTTGTATGGATAGCTCACGAATGTGTAGCTTTGAGTAGTTTGTGAAGGTTGTCCAGCGTCTGCGAAGCCGACACGAGTGCCAGTACCTGTCGCAGTTGGATCTAGTTTGCTTGTGAGTTTGTTGAATGAAGCAGCTTCACCCATTCCTGGCTTGCGTGGTAGTGCGTTGCGGACAGGAGTTGCTGTCGGCACAACAGTCTTCACTACAGGATCAAGATTCTCTGGAGAGTAAATTGATCGATCACTCGGACTGAATGAATATGTGGATTGAGTCACCGCTTTGCGGACCTCATCCTGGATTTGCTGCGATAATGCTTCTGCATCCATGATTGAAATTCCTATTCTTGCACCTCAATTATTGACTATTACTGTGTTTTGAAGGATGACTTCACAGCCGCATGCTTGGCCTGACTAGCAGGATCAAGCTGTCGCTGAGCCTTGCGGATTCGGAATGCCACTTGCATTCGCTCATCAGGAGTGCCCTCTGAGGCATCCTTTGCAAGCTCTTCGGCTCGTTTCAAGTCTGCATCAAGTTGCTTTTTGATGCTTCCTTCTGGTGAAGTGTCTTCAGTGTTGTTGCTGTCCACGTCTTCCCCCTTTTTTACTGAAAATGTGCTCTTTGCCTTTGAAGCCGCAGGCTGCTTCTTCAAAGTTTCGATCTCCTCTTTTAGCGGAGCGACCGATTTCTCGATCAATTCCGATACTCCAGCGAGAATCGACTTTGTCAGATCACTATCAGTAGACTTTTTGAATTCAGCAGAGGCAGATTTCTTGCCCTTGCCTTTTTTGCCTTTGTCATCATCTTCGGCCTCTTCAGCAGAGTCATCGGCATCATCCTCTGCATCGTCATCGGTTGTGTCTTCAGCGACTTCTTCAGTTGCTGCATCTTCGACTTTTTCGTCTTCATTTGGCTTCTCGGCCACTTCTTCCACTGGATCGGCTGGCTTGCCGTTCTCTTCAGCAGTTACAGTGACATTTGCATCAGCGTCACGATCTTCTTGACCGACCACTGATTTCTTTCGCTCTTCAATTTCCTTGCTCATGGTGACAAGCTCCTCTCGTTTGCTTATATTCAATGCTTTCGTGGCGTTTTCAATAGCCATGTCCACTTCAGGGAAGTTCTCAGGCTCTGTGACCTCTTTTGAAGCGGCTTGCTGGATAGTCTCAAGAGCGTTTTTGAGCTCATCCATGTCCTCGCCTTCCCATGCTTTCCAGTAGATATAATCTGACAGGCACATTGCAAGATCGACAAGCATTTGTGCTTCCCATAGAGACTTCGCCAGTTTTGGTCTGTTGTCTGCCATACTATTTTCATTATATGTCATGATTGATGCCTTCATAATGTCCTGGCTGTCAGAGAATTTGTACATCTTCTCCCACCAGTGCACAGGACGGCCGACTCCCTTGCTCAATTTTTCTTCATGGACCAGGCCGCCATTTGCCGACTTGACCATCTGGAAGACGGCACTCGGACAAGCAGGATTGTCCACCAGCGATGTCTCGCCGAGCGTGTAGTCAGTGATCACAGTCACAGCCTTCTTTTTGCCATCGACGCTCATGGTCCGCATTTCAGCATCATTGACTCGGCCGCCGATAGAGAATCCAGCCAGGACTCCTTCCTTGACCTTGATCCAGGCATTCTCACCGTCTTCTGATTCTGAGATCTTCGCTCCGATCCATACACCCTGATTTTCATCATCATATTCAATCTCAAGAGCTTTGCCGACTGCGACATCTTGATGCATTTCTCGGATATTGCCGATCCAGCCATCAAATGCCTTCTTGCTGGCTTCGTAGCTGATAATCTCTCCATGAGAATCGATTTCTTCGACAGTGGCGTATCCATACACCATTCGCTGATCCTCATCAATTTTTGTGATCGGTATTGTGACATGTAGTGGCTTCTTCATAGATCTCCCTCTATTCGTATTATATCTGCCTAGCTTCCATTCCATAACAAGGGAATGCTGTCCAGATCGATTTCTTCGCCTGGCTCTGTGTAGCATTCGCAGCCTGGATGTCCTGGAGTCTGCTGATGACCAGATGTGAAATTCTCATCCACGCCGATCGGACCATCGTCTTCATTGCCCTGACAGATCGGACAAGTATTCGGACCTGCTCCGATCCATCGCTTTGTCGCAAAGCCGTTCTCTTTTATGAATGCCATTTGAGCAGTGCTCATTGCCTGATTCGTCTCTGTGTTTGCAATCATGAATGCACGAGTGTCGCTGATGTCCACGAATTCAGCAGTGATGATCTCGGCCAGCTCATCCACAGAAGTCACGCTCAGATGCAGATCTCGGATCAATGTGATCATCCGCTTGCGAGTAGTCTCATCAATAGCGGATTTGTGCAGCAGATAATTTGCCTGGTCCTTCAAAGCAGCAATGTAGTATTGATTCGTCAGCTCGAATTCCACAAAGCCTTCAGCCTTCTGGATCACGCCGATCCGAGCGTATGATGCCAGGACGGACCATTCGAAGGCATTGAATAGATAAGCATACACCTTCTCTTGAGACACATATTCAGCAATCGATGGCATTTCATTCTTGAGCCATGCTCCGAGCTGTGCCTCAAATTCAGATTGCTTGATCTCTTCATTTTGCATGATGTCGAGCTGATCAAGATTGTTGCTCAGCCATTTGGCTTGCTTCTTGATGCCCTTTGAGATCTTCTCCATGAATTGCTCGAAGCTCTCCGTCTCTCGGAATGCTTCCAGCGGCTCATTCTTCCGATCTGCTTTGTTTATGAATCGAGAGACAGCCGCATCGATCTTCCGCAGCTTGTCCAGGCTCATTTCAAGATGTTTCCGAGTGACTTCTTCAAGTTTACTGTCTCAGCCAGGAAGTTGATCTGGTAGTCCTGCATGTACTCAGTGAAGATGTCTCGGACCGCATCAGCATCTGCGGCTTTGCTGAGTCGATCATTGAGCTCGTCTGCTACTGCTTGAGGCAGGACTTCCGACTGGAATCTGCGAAGATTCCTGCCGCTCTTTTTGCGATTGATTGCGTATTTGCGGAATGCTCGAAGCTCACTCACAAGCTGGACATGAGTATCTGTCGCTGATTTCTGTGCTTGTGGATCTTCTTCCTGCTCTTCATCATCATTTTCGTCTGTTGCCGAAGATGATCCAGAATCGTCATCATTATTATTCGATCCCATATCAATGAGTGCTTTTGCTGCTGCTGAGCGAGTCTCCATGCTCTCTTCGTCAATGAATGTCGGATTGCCGAGCACGAATGGCTTATCGACACCGAGAGGCTTCTCGCCTCGTGATTGTCGGACCTCATCGACAGTCGTTTGACCAGAGCGAATGCGGATCTCAGCAACCTCTGCATCTGCCTTCTCGTCTTTGAATTCGAGTCCAGTGTATTTGAATTTCAGATTCTCATATCCGAGATCTTCCTGGATAACATCAGTGAATATCTCTTCGAAGAATTTGGCCAGAGGGATCAGGCCGCTATTCAGGCCGATCTGTTGCTGGACCTCACCATTGTTGCGATTCACATTCTCGACGAATCCGAGCTCTTGTGGAGGGATCTCGAAGAGCATGGCCGTCTTCTTCATCAGCCATTCCTGGAATTCTTTGTACTTCATATCTGATGGCTTGACTGCTGGAGTGTATCCAGTCGCTCCGTCACCAGATGGCACGAATTTCAGCTTGCTTGTGGCACGAGTGTCACCAGCTAGAGCTGCATCCCATAGTGTCTGAAATTCCTTGATCTGATCAGGACTCCAGTCCTTCGGCACTCCGAAGAAGCCCTCTGGAATGTTGCCTTCTGTGAGCAAGTGAAGATTGAAGAGCTCTGATTTCAGTGCAGCAGAGACTCCGAGCACGAGTGATTCAAGCGGACTCAGGCCATATGGAGTGTATGTGCGTGGATTGAGCATCTCATAATACATCTCATCGGCTGTGAATGTTGCCACCTCTTTGCCACGAATAACTTGCTTGTATGCAATGTCTGGAGGCATAGGAGTGCCACCAGCTTCATCGACTTCCAGCACGATTGTTGCCGCATCGACTGGCTGCAGTGCATAGAGACTGCCTCCGACGTTTGGCCGTTTATAAATAGCAAGAGCGTCCAGGACCAGAAGATCCTCGACCATTGTGTCCATCAGCTCTCGGAATCGGACACGATAGCCACCGATCGCCTTGAATTCCTTCTTGAGCGGCTTGATGATCGCTGAATAGTCAGTCTCATCATCTTTGTCGGCCGCTACAATATCCCATTCGAGAGTGTTGAGCTGTCTCTTGCGTCGATTGATTGCTGCACGAGCAATGTCATACTGCCACGAGAAGCGTCGCAGTGCATCAAAAGTGATTCCGCCTCCAGGCTTGCTCCTGGCTGTCGGATATTGATTTGAAAATGGCAATCGATCTCTCAGGACCATTGCCGTATTTGAGCTGCCTTTTTCGATGTCGCTTTTTGCGGACTCCTTGAGGTAGTTCGCCAGTGGAGCGAGTACAGCTTTTGTATATGCTTCTTTGAATATTCCCATATCTACCCTTTGTTTGCCTCCGCTATTGCTGACAGGTGTGATTGATCTGGACCACTCGCTTCAGCACTCTCTTCGGCTTTTTTACCTTCGGCATAATACTGGAAGATGCCACTACTTACATTATAGCTGTCGTGAGCGTAATTCATAAGAGCGGAAGAGTCAGGATGATCATCATGTGCATCAGGCTCGTCTGGATGCTCCACGACCATCAGCTCTCCGACTTGCCGCCGAGTCAGCTTGAGCATCTCGTCTTCGAATTCTTCACTGGCCAGAGCCGTCTTGTGCTCGGCATCCATCTCAGTGCCAGCAGGCATTGCTTTGACTGGATATTTCATCGGATCTTGCCAGAAGTATGCAAAGAGTCCATTCACGATTTTTTGATAGAATGCTTTGTACATCACATCCTTCGTGATCCTGCTGAATTTCACTCGATAGATCTTGTATGAAGTGGACCGCTCGAAGAGATCTGGCATGAAATCACCTTGTCCAGTGGAGTCGATAGCACCAGCAGCGATCTTGAAGAATGACAGCTCGGCTTTGATCATTTCGAATTGGTCCTGGTAGTTCAGGCCTTTGAGCTGCACAGAGCGGACTGTCGTGAGCCTGCCATTGATCACTCGGCCGATCTTCAGCACAGTCTGGTCCTTGCTCTTCGCAGTATCCAGTCCGAAGTAGTGATCATGCTCGGTCCAGATCCTGAATCGCTCATATCGAGCCTCTTCAATATTGTGCGACTTGGCCCATTCATCCTTCTGAGGTAGTGAGCGGACACCTCCCTTGAGCCATTCCAGGTATTCTCGGAATTCTGGATCAGATCCTGGATTGTCAAAGTTGTGGACCACCCTGCCTTTGAAGAGCTCCTCTGCTGTGATGAACATTCCAGCCTCGATCTGCCACACATTGAAATATGGCTTCTGGATCTCAGGACTTGCCAGGCCATAGCGTTCAATGTCGGCCTTGACCTTCTTCTCATACACCAGATGCTTTGCGTCTTCAGTGAGCTCATACATCCTGCGACGATCAGCGGCGATCTCTGGATATGTCATCACATATGCTCGGCCCTTCTGAATATCCCAGTAGAAGTCACATGTGGCATCACCAGCAGTGCCGACCTTCAGGACCACCGCATTTGTTGATGCACCCATCGGCAGGATGTCTTCATTCACGATCCGATCATTTATGTCTTGAGCCTCTTCAATGATAATAACGTGCAGCGTCTTTGATTCTGGCTTTGATGTCGATGTCACAGGGAAGATGTAGCAGCTTGAGCCATTGCCGAGCGTGATCGTTTTGGCATTGCTCTCTTCTTTGGCCTTCCTGTTTGCGTCGTGATCTGTGACCATCAGATCTTTGCGAGATTTGGCCAGAGCGTTCTTCAGCCGTTTGAAGTCAGTATTTGCCTGCTCCTTCTGTGGAGCAAAGATTCCGATCTCGATCGGCACTTTGAAGAGCTTTGTGACAAATATCATAATGACCTCACAGATGTGGACCACTGTTGTTGTCTTGCCTGATTGACGAGTGTATTCAAAATTCAGGACCGCAGATTCCAGAGCCTCGATGTCAGCCTCAGTGATCTTCTCCTGAGTGAGCATCAGCATATTCTGGACCAGCGGATACATCACCATTCGCCAGATCCTCCACTGATAGCGGTAGAATCTAGTCTTGTGATACTTCAGCAGATGCTTTGCTGTCAGCAGTTGCAGCTTTTTGACTATCTGCTCCACTGACAAGCTGTGGATCTGATTCTGGCTCGTCATCGATGATCACCTCTCCATCTTTTATCAATCCGTATTCTTCGAGTAATGCTTCCACAGGATCACGACCAGCGTCAGGCTGCAAGTCTTTGACATTTGTCGGCTCTCTCAGCTCCACCTTGAGGATCTCATAGCAGAGCTTCTTGTCCATCATATTGAGCCGATCCCATCTGCCGACATCCTTGACAATGTTGGCAATAAGTTTTGCCTTTGCCCTTCTCAATGTCGGCACATTTCTCCGCTCAAGCTCAAGTGCTGCCTTGATCTTCGCTTCCGTTTTTTCTTGCTCGAATTTTGCCTTCTCTTTGCCCCATCCACCACAGTTTCGTGTGGTGTTGCCAGCTTTGATCTGTTTGACGCTCCAGCCTTTGACTTCTTGCAGCCATGTTGCGACCATAGGATACCCCTCAGCGAGCATGAATTCTCGCTTGAGCTGTTCCCAGTCTATGTATTTTGTGACTGCTGTTGTGGCATGTTTCGGATTATTCGAGATGCCATCAATCGCAGATCGTGGCTTCTTGCTTGACATCTCTATCCCTTCTTGAGTTTTTTGCCTTTGCTTGGTGATTCTACTTTTTTGAATTCGCCGCCGAGATCTTTGATCCCAGTGACTGAATAATTCGTGCGGCTCTCAATTTGCTTTGCATGCTCAATGGCCGCATCTTTGGTCCTAGCTTGGACTGTGACTTGTATCACATTGACCTTGCCGAGATCCGTCTCATCATATGCTTGTATTGAATATTCGAACATAGTGCCTCCTCTCTCCTGATTATACTCTGCCCTCTTTGAAGGCTAGTCTTGCCTCCAGGATCATTTGCAATTTGCCATCGGCCAGCTTGAATCTGAGCCGTCTGACACTGCTTGATATGCTTGGCTGACTGACGTTGAAAACATTGCCGATCTCTGCGTGAGTGTAGCCTGCACACAGAAGGTCCACAATAAGCTGCTCTCGGAATGTGAGCTCGTCATATGTTGCCTCAGCGACGCTGAAGCCGACGATCTTCTCTAGTGGAGTAATTTCTTTGAACATATCATTTTTGTCCACGTCTTCGATCTTTGTTTTTTCTGACATTCCGAGTGATTCCTATAGTTCCGTCTGGAGCTCTCCCCACACTTGTTGATTTGTCTCGGACGAGTCGTGCAGATACATTTCGACCGCAGCGATAGCATGGCATGACCAGAGTTTCCTTCTCAACACCGTCGAGATGTACGTCCTGGTCCATTCCACACCATTCGTGCTTGTATCTGTATATTCCCACTACTTGCCGCCCTTTTTCTTCCGCTCTAGCTTGCGACGCTGAGCTCTATTCATGAATTGCTCTGCTGGCTTCTCGTTCTCTTCTCTGGAAGCCTGGAGAGCCTCCTCCACGACCTGAATCCACTGTCGGCAGATCTTTGACCAGTCCAGCTCTCGCACCCACTGATATGCTGCTTCGACGTTTGGCATATCCTTCTGGTCCATAATGCCTTCAATAATGTCGGCAGCAGCTTTGACATCAGCCAGCGGCCGCAAGCGATCATTGTCCATCTGATTGATGACGAACATGCTCGGATCTGCTCCAGAAGGGATCAGCTTGCCTCTATTGTTTGCCATCATCTCATTGAGACTCGTATTGCCAGGAGCGACGATCGGAGTCTTTGTGGCCATTGCTTCTGTGATGCTCAAGCCCCATCCCTCGCCGAGAGTAGTGCTCAGCACCATGTCTGCGGCATTGTAGATCCGATTCACGGCCTCGATCGGCATTCCCTGATTTGCTGTGAAGATTTTCGGAGATGGCAGGAAGAATTCATACTCCTTGCCCAGTCCGAGCTGATTTGCCATCGTGAAGATATTGCCGCCAGAGTCATCATATTGCATGTGTAGATAGAGCAGTGGCCTTCGGCCTCGATCCCATAATTCCTTCAAGATCATGAGTGAGCGAGCAATGTCCTTGCGTGGCTGATTGCGATTCACATTGACGATCAAGAATCGATCTTTTGCTTTGCCGTTGAAAAATTGCTCTTTGAAGTTTTCGACATCTTGTCTGTCCTGAATAGGGAAGAAGTCCTGCGGATTATTGCCATGATAGATCACTCGCAAGCGGTCCTTCAGATCTGGCTGATGCCTGAGCACCTCCTCTTCACCGAATTTTGTGTACACGACAGGGAAGTCAGCTCCAGCGACAGTCTCGGCCCATTCAGGCTTCAGTTTGGCATCGACAGGGAAGTAGAAAACAGTCTTGAATGTCTTCATGCCTCGCTCTTTGAGAGCCGCCTGAGTCTTCTGGATCTCTTCCATGATCGGCTGAATGACGAATGTGTCCTGGATCATATAGACGGCATCATACTTGCCTGAGCCCATCAGATCGAGCAGTCGCTGTCTTCCATAGACATCACCATATGCTCCAGCCTGCATCATTGCTCCAGGCATCGCAGGCCACACATTGCCAGGCCATTTCTTGTCATCCTTCGGATCTCCTGAATAATTGATCGCCAGGACATCAAGATCATATTTGCCAGTCGCATGCAGCTCTCTGGCTATGTTGCCGAGTACCTGAGCGAATCCTGTCGCACAGCAGTAGTCACCATATAGCAGGATCTTCGGCTTCTCTTGTGGCTTGGCTGGCATCGACAGATGTGATTCACCGATTGCGTCCAGGCCTGCTTTTGGCTTTGTCATTAGAGCATCCATATCACTTTTTCTCCTTCATTTGTTTCAATGTCCATGCGAGTCCGAGCAAATATCGATCTGACACAGGCTCTGACTGCAATACTCTCCGAAGTGTCTCATTGCAAATTTCGGCAAGCCGATTGCCCTCGATAGCGTTGCTGGCAAATGACTCTTGCCATTGGAGAAGTTCTACAACGGGGAGGCTTCTGACGTATGTCATTGCTGAGTCAGCAGCAGGATGATATTCACCATCCCTGATTGTTCCTGGAGCTTCTACAGCATCCATTGCTTATTCTCCAGCGTCCATTCGACAGTTTTCTTCATTGATTCTTCAAAGCTGACAGGAGGCTTCCAGCCGAGATCAAAGAGCTTTGAGCCGTCCAGTGCATAGCGACGATCGTGTCCAGGCCGAGTCTGATGGAAGTCCACCAGCTTGTATTTGAGTGGCTCTCCGACGAGCTTTGCGATCTCTTGAGCGAGCTCCAGATTGTTCTTCTCAGTATCGCCGACCACGTTGTATCTATCTGGCATCACAATTTCATTATTGTCCACATATTTTGTCGGAGTACCCTGATTGATCAGGAAGAGCAGAGCGTCTGCGTGATTCCGAGCGTGGAGATAGAAGCGTGAGCCGATATATTCTTCAGTGCCATGAATGGTGACAGTATCGCCATTGTGGATGCCTTTGATAAGCATCGGCACGAATTTCTCAGGATCTTGCATCTCTCCGATATTGTTCATGGTGTTTGTGATGATCAGCGGCACATCGTATGTCCGCCAGTAGCTGATTGCGATTGCCTCTTGAGCGGCTTTGCTGGCTGAGTATGGATTGCTCGGCAAAATGACGGACCATTCAGGATGATCGTGTATCGGAGCAGCTCCATACACCTCATCTGTGCTCACCTGGATGAAGATCTCAGGCTTGATCTGACGTGCATATTCCAGCATATTCAGGACCAGAGCGACATTGTTTTCGACAAATGGCACAGGATCTGTGATGCTGCGGTCCACATGGCTCTCTGATGCCATATTCACAACATAATCAATGTGACCGATACGATCAATCATTTGCTCTGAGAATGGAGCGGCCAGATCATGAGTCACCACATGACAGCGACTTCTCCAGTCAGGATGAGCTTCTAGCATCTCTGCGATGCGATCTGTCTTCCCTTTGTGTCTGAAGCTGTCGATCAGGACCAGCTCCCAGTCAGTATTGTGCATGAAGTGAGCCAGCGTGTGTGCTCCGATGAAGCCACCTGCTCCAGTCAATAGTGCTCGCTTGACTACAGGATCAGGAAGATCATTGCAGTTGCAGGCATGCTCTTGGTGTGGACAGTAGTGATGAGTCTCTTTGTACTCACACTCGGCAGGTGTTGTCTTCTCCCATTGGCAATCTTTTTTGTGTTCACTCATTTTGAATTCTCTCCCTCTTCCTCGAGTTCTTTGATAAGTGTGTCGATCAGCTCTGATCTACTGTTGAATTCCCTGAGCTTTGCCTTTGCTCGGCCGAGAATAAACACGAGCCAGATCCATGCCAGGAATACAGTCAGATACCAGTGGCCTCCCCAGTATGCGAAGTTCAATGTCATCACCAGGATCAAGCAGCCGAAGCTGAAGGTGTCCGATATGATCGCCTGCAGAGCAGACTCCCTGACATACACCAGCCTCTTCTCTGGCTTCTTGATGGTCACAGGATCTATCTTCGAGAGCCTGTCTTTTTGATTATTCACGATTGCACCTCCTTAGTTAGTGGCCCGACCACAGTGCCATCTGCCCTCTTCCATTGAGCAGGTGTGAGATCAGGATCGTTGTATGGTGTTTTGAATGTCTCATCCAGCAGGCGAGTGACAGAGCCCCACTTCTTCAGGAAGTAGTCATGGCTCGGCTGGCTATTTGGATTGTCCATCAGGCTTGTGGCCACACCGCCATAGTGGACCATCGGAGCTTGGTTTGTGCAGATCTCTTTGAAGCCCAGGAGCTTCGATCGGTAGTGGCTGTCATTGTCTTCATACCAGGCAGGGATGAAATTCTCATCAAAGAAGCCGACCTTCTCGAAGTAGTCACGAGCGACCAGGAAGCAGGAGAAATTCGGATGGTCCGACATGCTCTCTGGAGCATCAGGCTTCTCATAAGTCAGGATGTCTTCTGGCATAGCGAGCTCCAGCAGAATATTGTTCGGAGTCACCATCACCACGCCATCTTGATTGTGCTTCTGATGCGTCTCTACCATCACATCGATGCAGTGTGGAGCGAATAGAATATCGTCGTTGCAGATCAGAGCATAGTCACAGCCCTCATCGAATGCTTGCATGGCAATATCATTCCAGGCTTGTGAGAGCGGCCGATTGTACCGCCATTGATCAATAATGTAGAGATTCCAGTCGTGCTCAGTTTTGATGCTGTGCAGCGTCTCTGCGAGCCCCTTGAAGTTATTGAGTACAGCAAAGCCGATTCCGATTTTCATTTTTTTGCCTCCTTGATAGCCTCTTCTTCAATGGCCTTGATTGTCCGCTGGATGTTTTTCTCATAATCACTTCGCAAATTGTCGAGCCATTTGATGAATTCTTTTGCATCTTCCTGAGCTTTGATGTTGCCGACACTGATTGTTGCTTGTGCGACGATGGCGGCATTATATTCAAGTGCGAGCTTCAAGAGAGCCATCCACGCCATATTCTCTGCATGAGTTTGTTTGTCGTTTTGCACTTTTAGCACCTCCCCTTGTATGTTTGATCTGATTCTGACTTGATGTCCTTGCGTACAAAAAAGCAGTCGTTGTGCTCATAGATCGGAGAATCAAGAATGAATCCCTTTGTCTCAAGCCAGGCTGCCACCTGATGTCCTGGAGTCTCTCCTTTGTAGACTGGAGTCACAGAGAGCTCAATGCACAGGTATTTGAATTGCTTGAGCCAGCCACCCATGCCGAGCAGGATCTCCATCTCATTGCCCTGAGTATCTAGCTGGAGTGTATCGTATTGCGACAGATCGATCAGATGCTTATTGCCACGATCGTCAGTGTACATTTGATCATTGTATTGCTTGGCCCATGTCTTGAATTTGACCAGCTCGATCTCTTCAGTGCCGACGATAGCCGCCTGGCCTTGATTCCAGTTGCGTTTGACCTCTGGATGCTCCCATTCAGTCTCGTATATTGATGAGCCTTTGCCGTCGATGTCAGTGACCTGTAGTGTCTCCATCTTGTCAGCATCGTGCAGGCCGAGCTTGAAGCAGGCCACTTTGTCTCCATATCGCTCCTGGAGAATATCGAATGCGGATGTCAGCGGCTCAAATGCGATCAGATTATCGATACCCATGCGGATGAAATTCTCCATCTCTTCTCCGTCATTCGCACCAGCCTGGACCACGCCATTGAGATCAAAGCCTTGCACAGTGAAATGGCTGAGCTTGTTTCGCTCTTCGGCTTCGTAGAATCCTGGTAGATCACGCTTCATCGCTACCTCCGAAGAATCCGAAGCGAGCCTTCAAATATTGATAATCCTTGCGATTGCGAGATGGACCACGACACCTTGATGCCTTTGGATGATCGTGCGGCAGTGATTTGATGTGCTCCACATATTCATCCTCTGTGACAGGCTTGTTGTGATTCTCTTTTAGCCATGCGACACGCTCAGCAGATCCGAAGGCAGTATCCCAGTTGAATTCAGCTCGCTCAATTTTCTTCATCTGGCACTCCATCCTTCGGATTCCACCACTTGAAGCTGATCGGCGGCAGTTCTGGAATCTTTGCTCCGAGCTTCAGTGACTTGAATTCATTTGATGTGCAGACAATAGCGAACACCTGGCGGCTTGAATCGTAGTAGACATGATGAAATTGCACATCTTCAGGCAAATGGCCTTCCTGGATCACCCATCGCTTTGAAGTCATAAAATGCACCAGTGCTGACGGATGCATCCAGAGCAGTGCCTGACGGCTGCTGTCTGGAGTTTTGTCTTTTGATCTGTTGCCGAGTATGCTCATGCTGCTTGCTCCTGTTCTTCCCATCTATGGACCATCACGAGCAGATCTGCTGTGTCTTCGACGGCCACATATCCGAGCTTCCTGTATAAGTTTATTGCTCGCTCATTGCCACGAAGTACATCCAGCCACACCTCGTCAGCGTGGAGATCTTCATGAGCAATCAGTGTCATTTGTTCGAATAAGAAGTGGCCTGCACCCTTGCCACGAGCGTCAGCGATCAGTCCGCCTGACACCCACCACTTCTCGTCTCGGAGGCTTATCAGCCCATAGCCGATCGGATCAATGCCGTCTCGGACCACAAAGCCATAGAGCTCACCAGCTTCATGACTCGGAATATATGTGTCTCGATACCATTCAAGCTGCTGCTCTGGAAGGATCTCAGCGTCATTGTGCGTCATAAATGTGCGGACCTGATTGCGGCAGGCACTCATTTCCAGAGCTTCGTCTGGACTCTTGATGCTATCTAGCGAGATACCTGATTTCATACCCACTCCCTCCGTCAAGTATTATTGCTGGCAAGAATTTCTTCTCGTCTCTGTACTCACTCAAATATCGTCTCTCGGCCACCAGATACATTTCAGTCTCAGGATTCTCGTATGGAATGCCTCGCTCTTCAAGCCAGTCAATGCAATCTTGCCTGTATCGCTCATTCCCAGTCGTAGTCAATCCGCCGATATGATCACAGTCAGAGCCCATTGTGGTGACTCGATAACCTGCCTCGATGGTCCGAAGCGGCCAGATACGATCGTAGAAGTGAGCCAGTGTGACATCCTTCCAGGCATCTTCCTTCTCAAGATGCGGCACAACATCTCTCCTGAACATCATGAAGAGTGAGTCGAGCACCAGCGATGGCTGCTCTCCGTCGATCCTGAGCCCATGTCCAGGCTCTTGCCCCTTCCATGTTTGATCTCCGACCTGGACTTCTCGGCCCATAAAATTGCAGACAGTATATCCGCCACGACCACCACGCTCATCGACTTCACGAGATCCGCAAAGTCCGATCAGGCCGAGCTTCTCATCTTCTTTGAATGCGATCTCCATGCGACGATCCCATCCTGGCTCATAGAGCATCAGATCATTGTGCATCAGGCCGATGAATTCTTCGTCTGGATATTTCTCAAATAATTGCAGCAGTGGCCTGTAGTAGCCGATATTCGTATTGTTGCGAATGACATCTATCTTCTTGCCATTCATCTCTGTGCAGCAGTCATATGGAGTCTCAGAGCCATTGTCGATGATCACAATTTTTGTACTGCCGAGCACTGCATTCTTTGTCGCATGATCGACAGCGACCTTCGTGAGCTCGTGGCCCTCTACCACTGGAAGTCCGAGAATCATTTGAATACCGCCTTCAGGTGATCCCATCTGCTCATCTCACGATAGCGATGTGACTTTTTGTATTCATTGACGGCTCTGACACGCTCCAGGCTGATCATAATGGCCAGGCTCAGGATCTTGCTCTTCCGTTTGATCTTCTTCTTGTCAATAGCATATTCCAGGTATTTCTTGGCTCGGCCCTTCAATCGGACCAGCTCATCATTGCTTTCAGGGAATTGATCAGCATTCATCACTTCTTCACCTTCTTCCGCTGACTTTGAGCAAATTTGTTGCACATCCCTGTCACATGATCGAGCTCTTCTATACTGAGCCCCCAGTGGACAGGGATGCATATCATTCTATCCGCAAAATAATCCACTCCGTCAAGTCCTTTGCGAGCAAATTTTTTGAACACAGTGTATTCATCATTCCGCTTGTGGACCTGATTGACCATGACACCATTCTTCTCTGCATAGGCTTTGAAGGCATCACGCTCCTTCTTCGATGGCAGGATCAATGTATAGAGCCACCAGGCTGATCTGCGGTCCTGGCCTTCGTGCTGCCGCACAAAATATGTGTCCAGCTTGTCATGGTAGTGCATTGCATTGTCATAGTGAGACTTCAAGATCCGATTGATGTGATCCATCTGCACGATTCCGATCGTGGCATTCAAGTCATTCATGTGCATCTTATAGCCGAATTCTTCAATGTCCTGATCGATCGTGACTGGGAAAC